CCAATACCACTAGTTCCTGGGAGATATAATGTTTCACCATGTCTAGCACCAATCTTAAATCCTTGAGTGATATATGTTGGAGATACGTCCTGATCACCATATCCGAATAGATACAAGTGACTGGAAATACCTACAGACGTGGTTAAACCTACATCAATCTGTAACCAGTTTACTTGCTTTTCTCTTGCAGCAATTTCTTTTGGTGTGATGATGTTGGTGATGAAACCTTGGTCATCACGATTAAATGCCGTTGCCTTGAATCCATCGGCAACCAGTGAAATCTGACCGAAGTTGGAGTTAGAGTTGGTGATAGATGCGTCGGCACCACTTAATGCTTCGAAGTGCTTATTGAAACCGATAGCAAATACAGAAACAATCTGAAGGAAAGCATCATTGCTACCCTTAATATGTGTCGTTTCCCATCCACTTCTGTAGACAGCATCAGAGTCTAGGTGATAAGTAGTGGCACTATTAGTGGAACTAGATCCCGAAGAGAGATCACCACCAGTTACCTTGGTATAAACAATACCATCATACAGTCTAGAACTTTCGTTATACTTTACGAATGCTCTATCATCCTTTTGGAGAGAGATGGCAGTGTATTGTGCCAAAACAATGGACTTAAATCCAGTTGCTTTGCTACCATCGGCGTGCATACCCTGCATACCCCATACAGAACGCATGGAGCAGTTGAATACATATGGAGATGTACCACCAACAGTGTCGGACTCAATTGTTACCGTAGCATTAGAAGAGTCTGGAGTTGCGATTAAGTTTTGTGGGAAACTTGGCAACTGATAAGTGAACGAAGTATCACTGATTACGGACGTTACGAAAGCAGAAATATTGTAGTTAGATACGTTGACACCACGAATCTTAACAGGAGTTCCTGTGGAGAATCCATGAGGACTTTGAGTGGTTACTGTTACCTGTGCTGTAGGTGTGGCACCATCACCAGCAAACATAGATGTTACAATTGCTGGATCTACACCGAGAGCACCAACAATCTCATATTCAGGTCTTACCTTATCAAAATCACCCTGCTCATTTGGCCATTGGAATGAAACAGGACGACCAGATGCTGCTTGGAAAGCATGTGTCAGCTTGTAATAATACATGCTGAGGTCAGTCAGACCACTGTATCCTGGGACATCATTTACACCATCAGCAAACTCAAAAGCAGAGAGTTTGTGGTGAGAGAATGTGGGGAGAGATCTATTGGTAGTATCAAATGTAGTGGGGTCAGTATAGACTAGTTCGTTATCTTGACCATCAAGGAAAGTAAACTGCCAGAAATAACAACCACCAGTGATTCTGAGGATGGCAGACTGTGCTACTGCATCATCAGTTGGGTTTGGAACATACTTAGGTCTGATTCTTGTTTTTCTAAGGTCAAGACCAACAATGGATGTACCACGAGGTACAATAACACCACCATTGACACTATTAAACTTATAGAGAATATTGTTTTCCTGTGTTAAATCAAAGTTAGATGTGAGATTAAGATTAAGTGTAACTGTAGCATCTGTTTCGGAACCAGATGGACTTACAACTTTACCGACACCACCTACATTTCTGATTGCGAATCCTGGTCTGTTATCAATGATGTGATCACCAGGATACAACATGATAGTTGTTCTATTGAAGAGGTCATTATCCTTACCTCTTACATAAGAGAATCTGGCAGATTCCAGCAGTGCTCTCTGAATAGTCTTGAAGGGTTGCGTCAGAGAGTTACCCTGATTCTCAATACTATCAGTAGCATCAAGATCGTTAGGATTCACATATAAAATACGACCCTGTGTGTTCTTGATAAAATTATCTAACTTACTAAGAGGCATCTTCCTGCTTCATAGATATTGTGTTCTGACCTATTTAGACAATAAATAGAGCTGCCTTACTCTCTACAAATGTCTGAAGAAGTAAAAGAATCTCCCAAAGCAGAAGTAAAGGAAGAAAAGAAAAAAGGATTTTTCGGTAAAGTAAAAGATGCTGCTGAAGATCACGAAGGTCAGTTAGAAGCAATCAGCACAATGGTTAGACTTGGTATTCTTATCTGGTCTGGTGGTATTCTAACTCTTGCCTACATCAAACTACCTCCTGCTCTCGGTATTCCTGAGCAAAAACTTGATCCTACTTTCATCGCATCCGTTTTCACTGGGGTCTTAGCTACCTTCGGTGTTCAGACTGCTAAGAAGTCTGGTGATGGAACAATGAAGATGGGTGCTGCTGGTGGTGGCGTGTCTAAAGCAGATCTAGAGAAACTGATTGCTGCTGCAGCACAGACAGCACCTGCTCAAACCATCCGTATTGAGCAAGCCCCAATTCAAATTGCCACCGCACCTAAGAAGGATGGTGAGCCCCCTGTAATGCCTACGGTATAAAACTATGCAAAAAGTAATTAATGTGGTAGCACTGCTATCTGGATTAACTTCTGTTGCTCTGATTGGTGGTGGTGCTTATGTGCTTCTCCAAAAAGATGCTATAATGGAAGGAGTTAAAGAGCAAGCTATTGGGGAGGTAAAAACTATCCTTCCTGGTCTTGTAGAAGAACTTCTGCCCAAACCCCCAGAACTTCCCAAAGCAACTGGTGGTGTAATCCCACTTCCATAAAATAATGAAAAAGTTTTTGTTTGGACTCCTAGGTATTAGTGTCATTAACACTGTTGTTCTGGGAGTCACTGCTGCATCAACCTGGGCAAATGAATCTAAACTGAAAAAGGGTTACTATACTATGGATGCCCTTGGTTGCATGATCGTTCAAGAATGCACCGAGAATGTCCGACAAATCAAGAATATCGACGATATTCGTAAAGAGTTTCCTAGTTCTGATTTTGATATCATTGCTGATGAGTTTAACTCGATGCTGGTATCCCTTGATAAAGTCGGAGTTATGGTTTTTCTAGCAGATGAGAAGTATTTCCCACCTGGACACCGTGGTGTCTACCATACTGTAAGCAATAACTTCTATCTGAATGATGCTTTTATGCATCGTCCTGGTGTTCTGATGTCAGTAATGCGTCACGAAGGATGGCACGCTGCACAGGATTGCATGGCAGGTAGCATCAAGAACTCTATCATTGCTATCATTAAACCAGAGAATGAAGTTCCTGCCATGTGGCGTGAACTGGCAGAGAGGACTTACCCTAAATCTGCTGTACCTTGGGAAGCAGAAGCATCCTGGGCAGGTAGAACTGAAGGTATGACAATGAAAGCACTTGAAGCATGTGCTGCTGGTAATATGTGGGAAGTTTATGAACCCACACCACTTACGATGAAGTGGTTGGTAGAAGAAGGTTTTATTGATAATGATTGAAGATATCAGGATTCAAGATGTTAGAATCCCAGATATAAGCAACTGGAACCAATCTCTACCACCTCCAGTGGTTCCAACCATACCTCATACGACAACAACTATAGGCACACCAATCATTCAACTGCCTGGTTGCGTAGAGGCACATCCTGATGCAGGAAAGAATAAGAATCTAATAGCAGATGATCCTAATGGGACAGTGACATTCTGTGATGGCACTGCTCCCTCTTTTAATCCTATTGAGTATAATCCAGAAGAGATTATTCTTACTAGTCCCAAAGAGACGCCAAAAACACCAGTAAAAAAGCAACCAGAGGCACCCCAACCACCACCGCAGGTGCCACTGCCATCATCAGTGCCTGGAACCAAAGTGGAGGGGGAACCTGAGCAGCAGTGTCAGTGGTACAAAGAACTGTTAGTAAGTGATCCACGTTGTATAGAACCTACGTTTGTAGAAAAGTATTTACCACCATTAGATATGGTGACAACTACAGCAAGCATCGCTGTAGTAGCAACTTCTACTGCTATCTTTGCTAAACCTGTTGCCGATTTGCTTTTGAAAGTAGTCAAACCAACTGTCAAGAAAGTAGTCAAGAAGATTGCTACTTTGAGGGGGAAGAAGGTGAAGGTTGAATCTGTAATGGAGCGCCGAGAGCAGCAGCGGATCCGCTCACATGCGATACGGAAGTTGAAGGGGAAGGAATAGAATGTCTGTGTGGTGGAATAACACCAGGAGGGTTCTGTAACCTAACATCAGCACAGATCTTATAGTAAGGTGATCTGGGATGGAAAGTAATACCCTTCTGTGCCAACTCACCACATTTGGTTAATCTTGTGAGTTCAAACTCCAATCTACGGTTAGCAAGGATTTGATCTCTCAAAGCATTATGTTTCTCTGCTGCTTTTCGGCAGAGTTCTTGTGCTTCTTTGTCTAATGGTTTGGACCATGTAGCAGACACACCTACAGATAGATTATAGTTGTCCTTCTGACCAGTTCTAGTGGGAACATGGTACAAAATACCACCTGGATTGTCTAAAGAACCATCTTCATTCAAGTCTCTCATATCATAGACAGGATCATTGTACCAGGGTTCATATGGTTTCTGGAATGAACCACTACCAGTCACAAATGGGGTGACGTTTAATGTAGAACCTTGACACGAAATACCATCACCATACTGGTTGGTGATATAAGGACCTTGTAGGACTTGGATCGCTTGGTTAGTTACTGAGCCTGAACTATTTGCAATCGGACTTGCCGTTGCACTTACACCCCCCACAGTTTCCGCCAGAGTGGCAGGGGCAATCGCAAGGTTGGTTAGACATAAGATTACTGCGTGAAGATACTTGTGGTGTCTGTGACACTTTTGATTTCTGTAGTTCTTTGAATAATCGTTTGCTGACTTAAACCAGGACCTTGATACGTTTCTGTGAACTGAAACGCTGCTCCTGGTGTTGTCTGTGTAAATGTTGGTTTGCTTGTTAATCCAGTCCATGATGAAGTCACCCCATTAATAGTTACATTGTTTGCCCCAGTGCCAGGTGATAAGTTTCCTGATGCTGTAATACCACTCCCAGTTACAGAATATTGATACCCTGTGTTATAGTCGATTGAGTTTATGGTCTCTGTTACTGTACTCGTTGTTTCTGTATGGGAAGTCATCGAGCCCTGTGTAAAATTTGGCACTACAGGAACTGCCAGTGAAGTCCTCGGAACAAGCACACAAAACAAACCCACACTTAGGGCACCGATGATCTTCTTCATTATTATCTATACCCATTATCTGATAGTGATTTCAGAAACAAACTGTCCAGTTGCACTTGTACCAGCACCACCAGCAGTCAACGACATCGTGCCAGCAGAATCGATAGTACCAGCGAGAGACCCAGCCACCCCGCCGCTAGTTGTTGTGACACTTCCAAATGCGGGTAAGGATCCAACCACACCGCTAGAAACGGTCGTTCCTGTTGGGATTGCGTCTCCGCCGTTGAATGTCTCAGTAAAAGAAAAGGCACTACCTGCTGTTGTCTGGGTGTATGTCCCAGAGTTCATGGTCGCCGCATCAGTTGCCGAAGCAGGA